CTGCTACTTCAGCAGTACTTGCAGCTACTCCAGCCGATGCTGGAGCAATAGATAATACTACATTTATATCTGACGGTACTGGATATGGTATTACTATTACAGGAACAGCAGCTAATATCACTCTGACCAATGTAACCTTTACTGGATATGCGACATCTGATGGAACATCAGGAAATGAGGCTATCTATGTAAATATTGCTTCCGGATCCATGAGTATTACCATTAGTGGTGGATCTACTCCAAGTATTAGAACTGCTGGTTGCGCTGTTACTGTTGTTTCTGGTGCAGTTTCTGCAACTGTAAAAACTGTTACTACAACTGGAACAGCTATACAAAGTGCACAAGTATTACTTAAAGCTACAACTGGTGGTCCTTATCCATATAATGCAACAGTAACAATAGCTAATTCAAGTACTACAGCTACTGTAACACATACAGCACATGGATTAGCAACTAATGATAAAGTATTAATAAAGGGAGCAAGCCATTATCAAAATAATGGTGTGTTTACTATAACAAAAGTGAATAATGACTCTTATACTTATACTATGACTTCTGCACCTGGTAGTAATCCAACAGGAACTATTAAATCTACATTTGTAGTTCTATCTGGTACTACAGACACTAATGGTGAGATTACAATGAGTAAAGTTTTTGCTTCTGACCAGCCTGTAACTGGATGGGCTAGAAAATCCTCTGGAACACCATATTATAAAACTGGTGGTATAACTGGTACTGTAGATTCAGCGGCAGGCGGATATTTTACTGCCATCTTAATAGTGGATGAATAATGGAAGAAGTAACCAAAAGAAATTTTTTAGCAGTACAACAGGCAGTAAATAGCTTAGAAAGTAGATTTCAGGAACAAACTATAGAGTATAATACTTTGCTAGGATTTATGTCTGAAATTATGACTGAATTATCTAGTATTAAACAACAAGTAGCAATATTAAGAGCGAGTAGTTTTGGAACTGGTCCAACTGTAAGGAGTTAGTATGTATATTGACTGGGGTACAAAGATTATACATGTATTTAAGTCAGATATGATTTTAACACAATCTACTCCAGTAGAAGTATATCAATTAAATATAAATGATTTTAGATTGGGGTTGAAGAATTTAGAAGATGATCCTGAAGGAATGCCTTTTCCAACAACACATAATCATGTAGCTCCTATTTCTGTAGGTGGTGTTGACTTAGCAAGAGTCATAGAAATACTGGAGCCCTATACTGTAACATTTGAGGATGGACAGTATGCAGTAAATCTAGTAGGTGCTAACTCTAACATTGGAGATCGCGCAAATGTAAACCAAGTATCTATACGATCAGCTAATTCAGCTGGTTTACCAGATATTGAAGCTATACAAGCTGGATCATTTAATGGTGTAGTAACTGTAAAAGCAGACAGTATATATAGTGGTAGTACATATCCAGTAGGAACTAATAGTTATCCAGTAAATAATATACCTGATGCTAGATTAATTGCACAAAAGCAAGGATTAACAGCATTAAGAATTATTGGTTCTTATACTATGGATACAGGAGATGATATTTCTAATTTTACTGTACTAGGTATTAATGCTATGAATACTAGCATAATAATAAATCCTGGTGCTATTACTACTAATACACAAATAAATGATGCTTACATAACTGGTAATTTAGATGGTGGAGCTTTATTAGAAAGATGCATGGTAGATAATTTAAACTATATTAATGGTGTAATATATAATTGTATGCTACAGCCAGGAACTATTAGTTTAGGGGGATCTAATCCTGCATATTTCCTAGATTGCTACTCTGGTGTACCAGGACAAATGACACCAGAAATTGATATGAATGGTACTGGTAATGAAGATACACCATTAGTTATGCGAAATTATGCAGGTGGAATATTATTAAAACAAAAAACTGGTCCAGGATTAGTATCTATTGATTTAGGATCTGGGCAAGTAAAAATAGATTCTACTTGTGTAAATGGCGCTATAACTATTAGAGGCGATGGAAAAGTAATTACTTCTGATGGTACTCATATAGATTCTGGTATAATTAATGGTAATTTACAAGTGTATAATGAAGCTAATTATGGTGGACATATACATGATATTTGGAAAGATATGGGCTTAAATCCTGGTTCTCCAAGTGGTAGAGTTTTAGCAAATCTAGTTAAAGATGAAGTTTGGAACGCTCAAACAACGAATCATATAGAGTCAGGAAGTTTCGGCGCATTCATACAAAGTAAGCTATTAACAGTAGCAAAATTTTTAGGATTAAAATAATATGGCAAATATAAAAAGTACATGGAATGCTATTAATGGTGGAAAGGGGGCTCAAGTATTAACTGCTGGTGGATCTCTTGGTACTGCTAATATAGCATTTACAGCAAATCCAACTGCTGGAGATACAATTAGAATAAATAATACTATTTTTACAATTGTATCAACTGCATCTACAGCAACTAACATTAATAGAAAAGGAACACTAGCATTAACTTTAGCAGAGGCTGAAACAGTAATTCAAAACAATCCTACAGTAGGTATAGGTTCTGGTGTTATTGTAAATGTTGATGTAACTGATACTGATTCTGACTTAACATTTAGATTCCATCCAAATGCTTTTGTTTATACATTTGCATCTTCTACTAATGGTGATAATACTACAGATACGGGTTATGCTGCTGGTACAGGAGCACCTAGAATAGATTTAAACAAATCAGAAGTTTTACTAGAGTGGGCAAGTGCTGGAGCAACATTAAAATACTTAGATCTTCCTAAGGGTAAATTTGACGGACAACTCTTATCAATATATGCAGTATCTGTTGCAAACTCAGGAGATACAGTAGGTATTATTGGAGATTTCGCAAGCAGTAATAATTTACTTACTATTGGTGGTGGAACTACATTTTTAGCTGCAGAAGGCTGCACATTATATTGGAGTACTTCGGGTGGTGTTTGGAAAGTAAAAGTAGCTAATGATGCAGTAGCTTCAGCATTGCAATCAGTAGCATTATAATATAGGAGATAATTTATGGCGGGAACAAATACTGGTCCTTTAACATATAACCATGATGTAGCAGGAGTATATCGTAGAGTAAATCGTTTTATTGTAGAAATTCTAAAGAGTGTTAGTTCTGGTGGATCTCAGGTAAATACATTTGATCAGACACGTCTACAATCATACATTGGTGCTATTCGTGCATACCAAAATTGGGTTATGGCACAGCCACAACTTGATCTACCAGAGACTCATCCAAGAGTTATTCAGTTAGAGGTACCTCCAACGATTCCAGAAGAAGTAGAAAATGAATCTATTAGAGATGTAGTATATATGTTAGAGCTAGCCAGAGATGAGCTAGTAAATGGACAAAGTTCTAGAAATCCGTCAGGTATGATATCATTTGATGCAGCTCGTTTAACAGCAGTAGTTGATAAGGTAGAAGCTCTTCTTGTTAGCTATGTTCAAACTGTTACACCACTTGATCTACCAGAGTCTAGTCCAAGTAGAACACTATCTACTTCTGGTCTAACTGGAGTTTAATGCTTAATAGGTGTGGGTAGCTACAAAGCTACCCACATTACAGCCACATTCTTATGAAAAGTGAATTAAAACGTGACGAAATAAAATATATAAGAGATTTATCTAAGTCTGCATATAAAAAAGGCAATGAATGCTATATATGTGGGAAAGCCGAAGATTTACAATTTCATCATTTTTATTCAATGACTCCACTATGGGAACAGTTTAAAAGAAAAGCAAAAATTACTATAAATTCTTTGCAAGATATATTAGATTACAGAGAGCAATTTAAGTCCGTACATCATAAAGAAATATATGATGATGTTATTACACTATGTAAGTTTCATCATATGGAAAGACTTCACAAAGTTTACGGTAAATCACCACCTCTAACTACGGCAGAAAAACAACGCAGGTGGGTTGAAATACAAAGGGAAAAGCATAGAAATGAGTCTACTAAATAGAATAATAGAAAAATTAAATCCTGCACAGCCAGAGATTCATATGGACCAAGGAGAGACTCAATCTTCAACTATAAATTCCTATTCTGCATATCAAGCGTTTAATAAGATAGAAGTTGTTAATAGAGGTGTGTCTTTAATTGTAGACTCAGCGGCAGAATTTGATTTTGATGTAAGAGAAAAAATTAGGGGTCTTGGAGTTAATCCATATAGTACTGGTGAAGATAAAAGAAAACTTTACAACTTATTAAATTTTAAACCAAACCCATATCAAAATATAGATAGTTTTAGAAGAAATTGTTATACTGACTATATATTGGATGGTAATATATTCATATATTTTGATGGGGCAGGTCTATATCATTTACCAGCAAATAAAGTAGAAATTACAACCGATCCTAAAACATTTATAAAAGGGTTCAAATATGGTGATACAGATTTCTCTGCTGAAGAAATAATACATGTAAAAGATAATTCTGCACAGTCTATATATAGAGGAGAATCTAGACTTTTACCAGCCTTATCAAGTGTTGGATTATTAAATTCTATGGGTTCTTTCCAACAAAACTATTTTGATAATAATGCTATTCCTGGTATAGTTTTAAAGACTAAAAATACTTTATCTAGAAAAGTAAAGGATAGAATATTACAGGAATGGATGAGAGATTATAATCCAAAAAGAGGTGGTAAGAGACCAGCGATTTTAGATGGTGATTTTGATATTGATTCATTAGGTCATACTGATTTTAGAGAATTAGACTTTAAGGATAGTATAGAAACTCAAGAGACTAAGATTTTAAAGGCTTTAGGAGTACCACCAATACTATTAAATTCTGGTAACAATGCTAATATAACTCCGAATATTAAAATGTTTTATATAAATACTGTGCTTCCAATAGTAAATCACTTAGTAAAAGCTATAGAATTTTACTTTGGATACGATATGGAATCTATAAAAGAAAACATATTAGCTTTAAGACCAGAACTAAAAGATGAAGCTGGATATTATTCTACTTTTGTTAATACAGGTATAATTACTATTAATGAAGCTAGAGAAAAATTACGATTAGAAAAAAGTCCAGAAAAACATGCTGATGAATTAAGAATACCAGCAAATATAGCTGGTAGTGCAGTAAATCCTTCGCAGGGTGGAAAACCAAAGCAACCACCGAAGGAAGATAAGGAACCTAAAAAATGATAGATAAAAAATTTAGTATTGTTTCTAAATTTTCAGTTGTAGAAAAAGCAGAATCAAATTCAATAGTAATTGAAGGATATGCAAATACAGTTGATAAGGATAGACACAGTGACATTGTACTCCAAGAGGCATGGAGCAAGGGAGGACTTGATAATTACCTAAAGAATCCCATTATATTAGCCTTTCACGATCATTCCAAACCAATAGGAATGATGATTGATTATTTTTTGGATAGTAAAGGATTCAAAATAGTTGCTGAAATTTCTAAAGCTGCTGGAAATATCTATGATTTGGTTAAAGAAGGAATTATAAGATCATTTTCAATAGGATTTACAGTTAAAGATGCTGATTATGACCCAACTACAGATTTATTCGTTATTAAGGATTTAGAATTATATGAGGTATCTGTAGTAAGTGTTCCAGCAAATCCAAATTCAATTTTTTCAGTAAGAAAAAGTTTTGAATCAGAAGAAGAATTTAATAATTTTAAGCAGGAGTTTATACATATGAATTTAGAAGAGAAAGAAGTTAAACCAACAGACTCAGAAGCAGATGCTACTAAATCTGTTGAAATTGAGAAATTAGTACAAGCTCTAGAAGCTAAAATTTCGGATAAAATTGAAAAGCAAGCAGCTGACGTAAATGCAGCTTTAGAATTAATTATAGAGTCTAAAAAGGAGAAAAATGAAATGACACAAGATGTACAAGTTACAAACAATGTTGAGAAGCTTATTGCAGATTTAGAGAGCCGTTTTGTAGAGAAAGAGAAGTCTTTATCAGAGGCTCTAGAGGGTCTACGTGGTGAGCTTAAGGAAAAGGCTGATGAGCTTGCAGCTATTCAAAGAAATAAGATGACCTTTGAGGATCGTGGCACTCGCACAAATATTGCTGAGAAGGATATTGATACTGCTGTATTAGTAGCTAAGATGTTGGGTCGTAGACCACAGGATACACGTTATGGTGCTAACCTAATTCAAAAGGCTGGTGCACACGTTGATCCAATGACACAAGACTGGGAGCAACAGTTCAGCACACGTATTGAGAATGATATTCGTCAACGCCTAGTTGTTGAGCCACTTATTTCTCGTAGAATTGCTATGCAAGCACCTACATTCCACTTCCCAATTAATCCAGAAGCTGGTTATGCATCGTGGATTGCATCTACAGCATTTCGTAGTACAGATGGTTCATCTACTGGTAGTGCAGTTGATCACACACTTACAGATAAGACAATCGTAGCTTATAAATTAGCTGCTAAGGAATATCTAGGATATGAGGAAGAGGAAGACACATTACTTCCATTAGTACAAATTGTTCGTGAGGCTGTAAGTCGTAGAGTATCTAAGTCTGTTGATAAAGCAGTTCTTCGTGGTACAGCAACAGCAGGTACAGATCCTATCACAGGACTTGTTAAGTTAGCTGCAGATGCTTCTGCACTTACAACACTTGACATTTCTAACAACGATAAGTTTACAGTAGATGCTGCACAAGCACTTCGTCGTAAGCTAGGTATTTGGGGCCTTGATCCAACAGAGCTTATCTACGTTGTATCACAAGAGTGCTACTATGATCTATTAGAAGATGCAGATTTCCGTACTGTAGATCTAGTTGGTTCTAACTATGCAACAATCCTTAAGGGACAAATTGGTATGATTAATGGATCACCAGTAATTGTTTCTGGTGAGTTCGAAGCTAAGGCTGATACAAAGGCTGGCGCTATCGTTCTTAATCCATCTAACTTCTTAATTGGTTCTCTACGTGGTGTTATGGTAGAAAGAGATCGTAATATTGAAGATCAAAAGAATATTCTAGTAGCATCCTTAAGAATGGCCTTTACTGACATTATTTCAGCTAAGGGTGTAGCCGTTCAAAAGTGGCAAGCATAATTTAGGGTAATAGTGGTGGCGCTTCGGCGCCACCACACTATACAGGTGCAAAATGGGTCTATTAGTTGCATTGGATGAATTTAAAGCTTACAAAAATATAACAAATAGTGAGAAGGATTCATCATTATTAATAATCATATCTGCGGCTAGTCAATTAGCTAAGACATATTGTAGAAGAACTTTTATAGATTATTATGATACCGACTTTACCGAATATTTTAATGGAAATGAATATGAAGCATTATTTCTTCAAGAGTTTCCATTGAAGTCTGTAACAAAAGTATCTGTTTCATACAATGGAGTAGATTATACAGATTTAGTGGCTGGCACTGATTATTTCGTTGATTATAGATATGACGCTGTTAGATCCATGTATGATACACCATTTACTGCCGGAGC